CCCTTTCAAATGGATTTTGGTGATGTCAATAATCAAAAGGGATACTATATATTAGATTTTGACACATTAGATTATGAATTTACCCCAAATAATATATCACCTAACTATATAAAGATATCTCTGAGCGAATTAGTAAGAGAGGGGAGCATTACTAGTAAAATAGTTAAGCTTATTACTAATAATATAGTTAAACTTAAAGTAGATATGAACATTTCACAAGATGACATGGACGTATTGCTTAAAAAGTTATCGCTACTAAAACCCGAATCATTAACTGTTGATTATGATATAAATTTTAATCGATTAATTGATGATACAGAAAATAAGGAAGATTTATCAGGAATTGATATACCTCAAGCGATTGAAGAGTTCGTTAATTTGCTTGAAATTAAAAACAAAAAAGAGATTATAAAATATACTTTAGGTTTATATGAAAAAAGTAAACTTTAAAAAGATAAGCATAGTAAATTTTCTATCTGTTGGTGACGAGCCGGTAACAGTAGAATTTAACAAGGGCTTACATGTTATAACAGGTAGTAATAAGGATAAACCTGATCGTAGAAACGCTATTGGTAAAAGTACTATAGCTGATGCTATCTATTTTGCTATCTTTGGTGAAACGTTACGTGAAATTAAAAAGGATCTTATACCCAATAATCTAACTAACGGTAAAACTCATATTGAGCTAGATTTTCAGCTTGACTCTCCAAAGGGGATTAATGAATATAAACTTATTCGTACCCTATCACCATCTAAGGTGGCTATATTTAAAGACGGTGTAGATCAAACTCGAGATAGTATTAAAAATACAACAAAATACGTTAGTAGGGTCCTTAGTGCCTCCCCGGCCATTTTTCAAAATTGCGTTATTATGACGGTCAACAATGCAATACCGTTTATGGCAAAAAACAAAGTTGAAAAGCGCAAGTTTATTGAAGATATTTTCGGAATGGAGATATTTAGTACTATGTTATCAGCTTTGCGTAACGAATATAATGACATTTCTAGAGAGCACGATACAGAGTTAACAAAATTAGAAGAAGTTGAAAAATCATACACAAATTATTGTGATCAAAAAGACAAAATTCTTCAAAAGAGAAAAGATAAAAAAGAAAAATACCTTTGCCGTCAAAAAAATAATACCGAGGAAAAAAAGAAGCTTAAAGACAATCTTAACCAAATACAAGAAGTAGATGCCGCTGCCATAGAGGACACTATACATACACAACAGACTCAACTAGACACATGTGATACAAAAATCAGTGAATATGTTGGTAATATTAGCGCTGAACGTGCACAAGTAACACATGTAAAAGATACTTACAAGAAGATTGGTACTAGTGATGAAAAGTGTCCGGTATGCTTACGTGCTATAGAGGATCATGATGCAGCTTATATTGAGAAGGAAAAAGAAGGGCTTAAGCAACGTATAGAAGAAATGGTTGCTGGTATTAAGAGTACGCAAGAAAGTTTAGATAAAGCTAGATCTATAAAGCAACGAATTAATAGTAACATACAGAGTAATAATAAAAAGATATCAGAGGCAAAATTACAGCAGCAGGATAAACAAAATATATTACAACGAGTAAGTCAATTAAATGATTGGCAGAAGGAACTTAAATCAGATTTAAAGTCTATAGAGTCGACAGAGACCGATTTTGATACAATTATTGTAGAGAGTAATAAAAGGCTAACAGAACTACAGACTAAGGTAAAAAAGTTTAGAGCTCATTTAGGAAAACTTGATATAGTAAAGTATGTAGTATCAGAGGAAGGGGTCAAGTCTTATATTGTTAATAAGCTTCTTGAGTTACTAAATAGTAAGCTCATTCATTATTTGATGAGATTGGATTCTAATTCTATTTGTATCTTTAATGAATATTTTGAAGAAGAAATTTTAAATGAAAAAAATAAAGTTTGTTCTTATTTCAACTTCTCCGGAGCTGAGCGCAAATCAATTGACTTAGCATGCCTGTTTACCTTTTCTGATATAAGAAGACTACAGGGCGGAGTACAATATAATATTGCAATTTATGATGAGCTGTTCGATTCTTCATTTGATGAAAAGGGTATTGAGCTAATTACCCAAATTCTACAAGATAGGGTAGAAGAGCTTGATGAATGCTCTATAGTTATCTCTCATAGAAAAGAATCAATTAAAGCAGTAACTGGCGATGTTATATATCTAGAAAAAGAAAATGGTATAACTCGCCGCGTAGATTATACAGAAATTTAAACTATATATAAAGATGATAGGTTCACCTTACCCACCGCCGCTAGCTTCTCCATTTAGCAAGCCTGACATAAAAACGCCACTGGTAGTTAGTCACCCGCCTGTTGCTCCTCCAGCTAATCCAACACCCGCTGAAGCTAATCTCCCACGGTATGTTAATTATCTAGCCGATTACTCAGGTTGCGGTCATTGGAGAATTCTTTGGCCTGAAAATGTTATAAACATGCGCGGCGACGGAATGTCTCAATCAACCACAGCCATGATAACTGAACCTAGGTGGTATACAGGGGTAAAGTGCGTAAAGGTACAACGACAAGCATCCACCCAGCAAAAAGAATTTGTAAAATTCTTAAAACATGTTCAACAAGAGCACGGATTTAAAATTATATACGAAGTTGATGATGTCGTATTTAGAGAAGTTATTCCTGATTATAATAAGTTCAAATTCGCTTTTGACACTGAGGAAGTCCGGCAAAACTGTATTGATATTATTAATATGGTGGACGAAGTCACTGTAACTTGTGACTTTATGAAGAGGTTATATCAAGAAAAGACAGGACAGCAAAATATAACAGTTATACCTAATTTTGTTCCAAATGGATGGATGGGTCAGTTATACGATAAAGAGAGAATTATTACCGCGTTTAAACAGAATAGAAATAAGCCCCGTATTTTGTATACAGGTTCAGGTGCGCATTATGATGTTGATAATAAGACAGGGGGCAAAGACGATTTATCAGAAGTAAGAGACTTTATACGTAAAACAGTTAATAAGTATCAATGGATTTTTGTTGGTGCATTCCCTCCTCAATTAGTCGATCTCGTACAACAGAAAAAAATTGAATTCTACCCATGGCAACCATTATTAAAATACCCATATTTTATTAATAGCCTAAACGCACAATTAATGGTAGCGCCTCTACAAGTAAATGACTTCAATAAAGCAAAATCAGATATTAAGTTTATTGAAGCATGTGTATTGGGCATACCGTGCTTATGTCAAGACATGGAGACATATAGTTCTGCTCCTGAGACCTTAAGATTTAGCTCCGTTGGTGAATTTGAACAAAAAATAGCCAGTATATTAAATTGGAAAAATAAAGCCAATTACTATAATAATATACAAGGGCTAAGAGCAATTGGTCAAAAAAGAATTTTAGAGCTAGATCCTAATATCGGATGTCACATAGAAGCGTTAAGCACCCCGTTTGGTAGTGCTGATAGAGAGTACCTTAAAAAGTGGAATTAGGAACTATACTATTATAATAGATGTAGATGTCATACCGGAACGTTGTTTATAACAACAGGGATCAGTGCATTAATCTATTTACTTGGGATCAAGACGGTAAACGAGTTATGCACACCTGTTCGTTTGAGCCTTATCTTTATGTTGAAGATAATAGGGGCGATAAAACCTCTATTTACGGCACAAGGGTTAAAAAGAAAAAATTTAATAATAGATTTAATAGATCTAGGTTTTTATCTGACTCGGGTATAAAGCGAGTATTTGAAAATGCTCCACCTCAACAACAATTCTTGTTAGATCTATATTGGCAGGAAAACGAAAAACCAGAATTTAATACACAGCCACTAAGAGTATGCTTAATTGATATCGAGACATATTCACCTGACACGTTTCCGGATGTAGATAACCCTACTCACGTAGTAAATGTAATTACATGCTATGATAATTTTACAAAGACGTTTCATACTTTTGGAATTAAGCCATATAACGGTAAAGGTAGATCTAATTTAAATTACGTTCACTGTAAAGATGAGCGTGAGATGTTTATTAAATTTCTTGAGTATCTTGAAAGTGATTACCCGGATATTTTAAGTGGTTGGAACTCGGAATTTTTTGATATTCCTTATATTATTGGTCGAATGGAACGTATACTTGGTCAAGAATATGTAGATAGACTATCACCACTAGGTAGAGTATACTTTAGGCTTATAAGAGGTAAATTTGGTAGAGAACAGAAACGATATTATATTGAAGGTATCTCATGTCTAGACTATCTTGATGTCTATAAGAGGTTTTGTTTGAAACTAAGAGAGTCATATAAACTTGATGCTATTGGTGAAGTGGAATTAGGTGAGCGTAAAATTGAGTATGGTGACACTAATCTCGCTACTTTATCTGATGAAGATTGGGATAAGTTTATTGATTACAACATTCAAGACGTTAACCTGCTTGTAAGATTAGAAGAAAAGCTTCAATACTTTCCTCTTCTTCGTATGTTATCTTATGTCGGGTTAACCACACTTGAGGGAGCGATGGGTACCATTCAAGTTATTAACGGTGCACTTTGTATTAGAGCTCGCAATAGAGGTGAAATTATTTCTACATTTGTTAGAAATGTAGACACCGGTAAAAATCCTGGTGCGTATGTAGCAGAACCTAAGTCTGGATTTAAAAATCATATTGTTTCATTTGATGCAAACTCACTATATCCAAATGTGATGATATCTCTTAACACATCACCAGAAACAAAGGTAGGTAAGGTTGAGAGAACTACTAATGATAAAGTAGTAATACAGCATGTGTCAGGTAAACTGTTCGAGTTAGACAAACCAGCATTTGCAAAGTTTATAAAGACCGAAGACTGTGCGCTATCTAAAGCCGGCTTTTTATTTTCACAAAAGAAAAAAGGAATTATTCCGGAATTCTTGGAGTATTATTATAACAAGCGAGTTGTTATTAAAAAAGATTTATATAAAGCAAAACAAAAACTTAAAAAGCTAAAAAAGAACACATCAGAATATATTGATGTTAAGTATGAAGTAGAGAGACTTAATACATCACAAATGGTTATTAAGATTCTTATTAACTCGTGTTATGGTTATATGGGAAATAAGCATGCTCCGATTGGTGATGATGATATTGCATCATCAGTAACGTTAACTGGTCAGGCAGTTATTAAATATTCGAATGAGCTTATCAAGGAATTTATTAAAAAAGAGATACCTGATATCTCTGATAGTGAACTTGAAGGGTGTATTATATACAATGATACGGATTCGTCATATGTTTCTATTACTCCTCTTGTTAGCAAGGGCTTAAAGTTTTTAGATGGTGAAGATATTCATAAGGAAACATTTGACAAAATTCAAGAAATTGAGGATCATTTAAACCAGGGAGTTGGTGAATGGGCCAAAAAAGCACTGCTATCAAGAGATAATAGGTTTATATTTAAGCGTGAATGTATAGCTGATGTTGGTGTGTTTTTGCAGAAGAAGCGTTACGTTATGCATATTCTGGATGATGAGGGTATTAAGGAGAATAAGTTTAAATATACAGGTGTAGAAGTTGTAAGAACTACTATGCCGAATGC